CGCGCTCTTCGACGACGTCACCTCCGGACGCCTGGCGCACCGCGGCCAGGCGGCGCTCGACGACGCCGTCGTCGCGGCCAGGCGGCGGAGCTCCGGGGACGCGTGGGCGTGGGCCCGCCCGATCTCGGGCGTCGACGCCTCGCCGCTGATCGCCGCGACGCTGGCGCGGTACGCCTGGTCCTCCGCTCCGAGGCTCGATCCGTCGATCTACTGAGCGAAAATCGGATCCCCGAGCGGGCGCCGGCGCCCCTATTCCGGGCGGAAACTGCCTCTCGAGGGGTTGCGGCGCCGCGTATTCTCCGCCCGTGCTCGAGGGGTTGCGTCGCTGGTTCGCTCCGCGTCCGAGCGAGTCCGATCTCGGCGGCCAGATCGCATGGGAGGTCGACCGGCGTCTCGGCGCCGCCGACTACCTCTCGATCCCCGCCGTCGCTCGAGCTCGCTCGTTCATCGTCTCGATCGTCGCGGAGCTCGAGCCCGTCGCCTGGCGGGGCGGTCTGCCGATGACCGATCAACCCCGGATCGTGACCCGCCCGGCGCCGGGGAGCTCGCGCGACGCGTTCCTCGGCTCGATCGCGGGCGAGCTCTTCGAGCGCTCGAACGCGTTTCTCTGGCTGCCCGAGACCGGGCGCAACGCGGAGGGGTTCCCCGACGTCGCGGTGGTGCTCCCGTTCGACGAGGTCGCGGTGTCGTGGGACGCGCAACGTCTGTTCCGGCGCTACCGCTGGCGGGAGCGGGATCTCGTCCCCGGGCGGACGATCGTCCACGTCGAGCTCCCCGGGCGGCGTCCGGGCGAGCTCCTCGTCCCCTCGAAGCTCGACGAGCACGCGGAGGCGTTCGACCGGATCATCGCCGCCGAGCTCTTCGCGGGCGACTACTTCTCGAGCGGCGGCGTGCCATCCGTGACCCTCAAGTACGCGGGCGCGCTGACCGATCCCGAGGCTGACAAGGCGAAAGCGCGGTGGATCGCGAATCACCAGACACGCTCCCCGGGCGTGCTCCCGCAGGGTTGGGATCTCATCGAGACCGGCGGCGATCCCGAGAAGTCACAGCTGAACGACACCCGGGCGGCGGGCGTCCTCGAGGCGGCGCGGATCTTCGGGATCGTGCCCGCCGAGCTCCTCCTCGCCGCGATGTCGGGCTCGAGCCTCACCTACCAGAACATCGCGGGGATGCTCGACACGTTCATGCGGGTGACGGGTCAACCGGAGTACCTCTCCCCGATCGAGGCGGCGCTGAGCGATCTCCTCCCCGCGACCCAGTCGGTCCGGTTCGATCTCGGGGAGCTCTTCCGCCTGGCGGAGTCGGAGCGCGTCGCGACGGAGGTCCAAGCGCTCGGCGCGGGGATCTACACGCTGCCCGAGGTCCGTCGCAATCGGGGTCTCCCCGACGCATCGGATCCGCGGACGCCGCCCGAGCTCGAAGCGACGCCGCGCGCTCCCGAGGAGGTGTCTGTAGGTGCCAGCTGAGCTCATCACACGCGAGTCGGAGACGGAGCTCGTCGTCCGCTCGGAAGAGGAGCGCATCGTCGAGATGCGCCTCCTCCGCTGGTCCGACGTCGCGCAGACCGCAGGCGGGCCCGAGCGCGTCGTCCGGGGCGCGTTCCGCGGGACGGACCCCGCGACGGTCACGCTCGAGGCGATCGGGCCCCACGGCAACGAGCCGGGCGTCCGCCTGGCGGGCCGGGCGATCTCGATCGAGGAGCGCGACGACGGGCCCTACGGGGCGTTTCGCGTCTCTCGAGTCACGGCGGGCGACGAGCTCCTCGAGCTCGTCCGCGACCGTGTCTACCGCGCGGTCTCGATCGTCGCGGAGCCCATCGCCGCCCGGATCTCCCGGGACGGCGTCACCGAACGCACGCGGCTCGGACTGGTCCGCGTGGGGATCGTCGAGCGGGGCGCCTACGGTGGCGCGTCCGTCCTGGCCGTGAGGAGTGCAGACATGCCCGAGATCGCGATCGAGCCGCAGGCGGCGCCCGACACCAGCGCAACCCCGCCGAGCCCGGAGCTCCCGCCCGGGACGGGCGTCACCCTGACCCGGGGCGCGTTCGACGGAGCGCTCGAGGGTCTCCGGAGCGAGCTCGTCGGGCGGATGGTGGCGCTCGAGGGCGGCCAGGCGTCGGGCAACCCCTCGCCCCTGGCCCGGTTCGCATCCTTCGGCGCGTTCGTCGACGGGGCGTACGCGGATCCCGCGGCGGCGCCGCTCCTCGCCCGCGTCCTGGCCGACCAGCTGACGACGGACTCCCCCGGGGTGATCCCGCCCGCGTGGGTCCAGAACATCGCGGGGATCATCGCCCGCCCCCGGCCCGGGGTGATGGCGCTCGGCGGCGCCCGGTCGCTCGGATCCGAGGGGATGGAGCTCGACTGGCCGTACCTCGATCCGGCGCTCGATCTCGACACCGTCGTCGCGAAACAGGTCACGGAAAAGACGGAGATCGCGTCCGTCAAGGTCCGGATCCTCAAGGGCTCGAACCCCATCGACACCTTCGCGGGCGGCTCGGACGTGAGCTACCAGCTGATCCGGCGGAGCTCGCCCGCGTATCGGGAGGCGTACCTCCGGATCCTGGCGATCGCCTACGCCCGGGCGACGGAGGCGGCGTTCGAGACCGCGCTCGAGGCGGGCGCGGCGGGCTCGGGCGTCCTCACCGCGACCGCGACCGCGGACCAGGTCCGGGCGTTCCTCTTCGCCGCCTCCGCGGACGTCGAGGACGCGACGGGCTCGCCCGCGACGGTCGATCTCGTGAGCTCGGCGGAGTTCGCCAGGCTCGGCGGGCTGACCGGGCTCTATCCGACCCCGTACGGGACCCAGAACATCCCCGGCACCGCGACCGCGTCGACCCTGCAGATCAACATCAGCGGGATCCCCGTGATCCGGGCCCCGTTCCTCTCGGGCAACACGCACCTCGTCACCAACGGGGAGGCGGCGGGCTGGCACGAGGACGGGCCCTTCCCGATCTCCGCCGAGGACGTCGCGAAGCTCGGCCAGAACGTCGCGATTTGGGGGATGGGGACCGACGCGATCTACGTCCCCGCGGGCATCGTCAAGTCGACCCTGGTCACGGGGACGACGCGCGGCGCCGCGAAGGAGTAGCCCGTCGTGGACTGGGTGACGGGGGCGGCGATCCTGACCCACGCGCACAACCGGGCGCCGAGCCCGGAGGACAGCGAGTGGGCCGATCTCGTCGCCTCCGCCGTCAACGCCGGTCTGGATCACCGCCTCGAGGGCACAACCTGGCTGAATCCGCTGATCGCCCCGCCGCCGCAACCGCCCGAGCTCGCGATGGTCGCGCTCAACGCGGGCACGGAGGCGTACAAACGGCGGGAGGCGGTGTTCGGCCTGACGGGCTACGTCGATCTACAGGGGGCGGCGATCCGAATCGCCCGCGACTACCTCGAGGCGCAGGCGCCGATCATCGCCAGGTACGCCACCTTCGGGCTCGGATGAGCGCGCTCCTCGACGCCCGGGCGGTGATCCTCGCGGCGCTCGAGGCGGCGGCGGTGGCGAGCTCGACGAACGCCGGATCGTTCGCCGCCCCGTGCGTGCTCGTCGAGCCTGGCGATCCGTGGACCGAACCGCAGCGGCTACCCGGGCGCCTCACCCGCTGGCGCCTGACGGCGGTCGCGGGCCGGGCCGACGCGGAGGGCGCGCTCGAGCTCCTCGGCGGACTCGTCGACCAGGTCGACGCCGCGCTCCGCGTCGTGCCCGGTCTACAGCTGCCCGCCTGGTCGCGTCCGCTCGACCGCCCGATCGGGGGCGACAGCGTCCGCTACGGCACGACGAGCGCGACCGTCCAGCTGGTCGACGGGGGTTGACGGTGGCGCCGAAGGGCAGGATCGAGGTCGAGGGCGTGTCCGAGGTGACGGGCGCGTTCGCGGAGCTCGCGAGCGACACCCGCGATGTCAAGAGCCCGTCCGAGGAGCTCGGGCGGCGGGGGCTCGAGGCGACGCTCCGCGTCGTGCCCATCCTCTCGGGGACGCTCGCGGGAGGGATCACCTTCGAGACGAGCGAGCGCGGCGTCGAGCTCGGATCGCCCGAGCCGTACGCCGCCTTTCCTGAGTACGGGACGCGCTGGCAGATCGCGCAGCGCTACCTCGGCGCCGGGTTCGACGAGATGAGCGCGGACGCGCCCGAGGTCTACAACCGCTGGCTCGAGGACCAGCTGAAAGCGAACGGAGGTTAGACCGTGTCAGCGCTGTTCATGAAAGAGATCGGGCTCACCCTGGCGATCGGCGCCGGGACGCCCGAGGAGTTCGACTGTCACGTCGGGCAGGCGATCCTCGAGGCGAAGGCGGGCGACGTCGTCACCTACACGACGCTCTGTGCCAACGGCTCGATGAGTCGCTCGGGCAACCCGACGTACACCCTGCACCTGGTCGGCGTTCAGGACTGGGACGGGACGGCGGGCTCGATCGGCCTGGCCCGGTTCCTCGACGATCACGTCGGAGAGGTCGCGGAGTTCGTCTTTCAGGCGCACGGGCTCGGCGTCGCCCCGTCTCCCGCGACGCCCGCGAAGTCGGGATCCTGCGAGCTCCAGGCGCCGAGCTACGGCGGCGAGGCGGACAAGTGGGCCGAGTTCGACGTCTCGCTCCCGATCACCGGCGCGCCCGTGACGCTGGTCGCGTGAGCGAGCCGCCCCTCGAGCTCGCGGAGGTCGCGGCGGCGCACCCCGTCCGCCGCGTCTCGCTTGACTTCGCCCGGCTCGACGTCGCCTCGCTCCTGTCGGTGGGCGACATCGTCGACATGGCGGCGGCGCTCGAGGTCGCGCCCGAGAAGCTCCTGACGGTCCTCGACCGGAAAGGCGACAAGCCGCTCGACGTGCTCGTGGTCATCGCCTGGATCATCGGTCGCAAGTCGGAGCCCGAGCTCGAGCTCGAGACCGTCCGCCGCACCTGGCGGATCGAGGTGCCGGGCGGACCCCGCGTGGACCCTACGCCGCTGGTCCAGGGGGCCAGGCGGCGCTCGAGCGCGCGGCGTACGTCGTCGGGCTCGCGCGGATGACCGGGCTCTCGCCGGGCCAGGCTCGCGAGCTCTCGCTCGCGGAGGTGATCGTCTGGGGCGACATGCTCCGGGCGGAGGCGGCGGCGGCCCGGATGGCGGCGCGGCGGGCAGGGGTTCGGTAGGTGGCGCT